ATTTTGTATTTACACAATTTCGCATGTCTCCGTGTAAAATAGAGAAGCGAGGTAACAAGTGTAAGGTGGCCGGGAACATGAAAGTGCTTCCCGAGGAAGTTAAGGGGAAACTAGTCTCTTTTCTTGATGCGCGACCGGAATGCCGGTTGTCAGATGTTGGCTTTCGCCGTCGACTCAAAGAGTGGGCGAATGTCAAACGTGTTTATACAATGGCTGAGTCGATGTACGATGAATCGTATTTCGGCTCGAAGTTGGTTTATAAGGAAGGGTTTAAGAGTTTTCTTGCCCGACGCTGGGATGATTACGCTATGAGCGTGGACGACCTAATGGTCCATTTGGATATGGATCTCAACACCGCTGTTAGTGTGCAGAACTACAATACGTTTGTAGTCCACTCTGCGTGGTTGATTGAGTATCGCCATAGAACGACTGGTGAGGACATTTCCCACCAAGTCGCTGCTATTTGGTTGTCTGATAGTCTTACTTGGCGTGAACCCCGTTTCACTCCCGTTATGGGGGCCGTGGAGGCTATACCAGTCCGAGCGGCGCGTGAAGCGGATAAACCAGAACATGCAAAGCAGATAGTTACGACGCTTGTTAAGAAGCGCCGGAATCTATTTTTCCTGAAGGCATTTTTATTTAATGCCATTTTGACGGGGAGAGTGGTTTATGCTCAAGGGCTACAGAATATTCCTGCCTTATTTATTAGACACGCCACTACGTGGTATACTCTAACTCAGGCTGTGGAAAAGTTGGTAGTGAGTTATTTTACGCTCATGGCTTATGTTTGCCAGATACCTTCGTACTTCTCAAAGAGATTGCCACATGAAGTGGTAGCGTTTTGGGAAACTACGTTAGTTCTGGCCTTCCTTTGGTTGACTTGGACTTTGTTCAAGGCATCCTATGGTTGGTTCCTTTGTTTTAAACGAGAGGCCGATGCGCTTGCGAAACGTGTGCGTGAAGTCCACAGAATGGTCTTTACGACGTATGATCTTAAACCCAGCGAGTGTGCTGGGGAAAGTGTGTACATTTGCAAGCGCATTACGGAGACAGGGGATGTTCACGAAGTGGTCGTGAACGGGAAGCTGCATTATCTCAATGCGCGTCGTAGTGATGACGTTCGTGTTGATGAGATGGCGCTTCCTGGTAGTACCCTGTATCCGAGCACTTCGCGGCCGGTGGGAGCTATTTTAGCCTCTACTGAAGGTACTGCGCTCACTGTGATTGGGTGCTTTTTCAGAATGGGCGACAAGTTGGTGACGGCTAAACACGTCGCCAACGCTGTAGCGGGGGGTGTTGCGCGTATCTATCTCACAGGAGTTAGAGAGACGCGGAAACA